GCCTGTAGGATGCCAGCGTCAAATGAAGGCACGTTGATTGTTTGCCCTGGCGTTGCGGAATAGGTCCTGCCTTCGAAAGAAACATTATTATTAGTCCCGCTTGCGGGAGGGGTCATGGGGACATAGTTCTGCCCGGCGACGGTCGCGAAAGTAGTCCAGCCATTTGCTTGAAGGATAGCAACATCAAAGTCGAAGACTTGAATAGCGCTTCCGGGCACAGAAGAATACGTCCGCCCGTCGAACGTTATGGTGTTGAGCGCGCCATTTGCACGCGGCCACATAGGAACGTGAGCCATTTAAGAAATCCTATATCGGAGTGACGGCGAGCGTTAGATGGCCGCTCCGAGTGCTAACAAAAGTTGCAACTTTTGCTCAGGCGTCCAGCCTTGTGCAGTTCGGTCATGGCACCCTTGCTCTTGGCCCGGTTGTTGCTCTGGTGCGATAGCTACTGGCCTCTTCGCTTCGGCATAGGGTGCAACGTCTGCATTGGCAATCTCGGTTGCCGCCGCTGGAAAGGACACGCCAATAAGCGCGGCGATCAGTAAAAATGCAGTGGGCATAGGGCTGGCTCCGAAAAGAATAGCCGCCCCAGGAGGCGGCCTTGAGTGAAATCCGTTGGCACGAAAATTAGGAAGCCGGCGGATTGATCAGAATGTAGTTGATCTGAACCCGTACGTCACCGCCGGTGAAGTTAACGTTTGTTGTGTCGCCAGAGTCCCAGCCACTGAGGGTAATTGTTGAAGGGGCATACCATGCAGTAGGTCCAATTACGCCAACGTTGGTTGACCCGGCGGAAACAGAGAGCTGCTTGCCAAATTGGCCATTTGTTGTTCCAGCATCGCCGTTAGGAGTCGTTGTCGCGTCGACGCGGAAGGATGCAGCTCCTGTTATGGCGGTTATGACGCGGACAGACACGCCAAGGACAATGGCGGTGTTTGGAATTTGTATCGTCGTGGCGACCGTTGCGCCGGAAAGGCTACTCAGTAGCTGCTCTTGGCAGGCGAATTGAATTGTCCCGCCATGCCGAACTGGCGATGTACCCGTAGTATCAACAGCTTCCACTACAGTGGCAGGAGAAGCTCCGAGAGGACACCAACCAGAATTTGTGACTCCGTCGTTTACGCGCAAGCGAAAGCTTGACGTATCGACCCATAGCTCTCCCGGCGCACCTGCTACTCCAGAGATGTTCGCCGCAGTATCTCGCCTTAACTGAACTTGAACCGACATTAATGAACCGTCCCTAAATCAATCGTTCCGACATTATAGCGGCTCGACACCGCGCCCCACTGATCCGTTTCTATTACGGATTGCGAAACCTTCCCCCAATCCATGCTGATGCCAACGGCGAGCGTTTGACTTACGGGGCCGAGCGGAGAGCCAGCGCCGGTCGGCGTGTAGGAATAGACAGTGCACTCTGATAGATCCTCAACCGCAAGCCCAAAGATGTTGAAGCTCTGAAATTTCGCATAAAGCGTAACGCCAACGAAGCTGGCCGGAAGGGCGTATTGGAAAACCGAGCTATCGACGCGCACGACTTGGGCGCCATGCGAATGGGCAGCGGGCATAGTTCCAAAAAGCCCGCGATACAGGGTCGTTAGATTATAAGTATTGGGACCGGTCAAAGTCGCAGTTTCATAGGAGAAGAACTCTGGGGACGAGTCATTTATGAAACAAAGCGTTACGCCATTTGGGCGTCCGTCGCGGAACCGCTCAAAAGCGTGCCGCCGCTCTCGAGCAGCGAAACTGAACAAATGTCGGTCGTGTCTGGTACGCCGCCCGAGTTTCCAAGATCTGCGGTCAAGACACCTTGACGCGACGGTCCAAGTATTTGCCCCACAAGGGAGAAATGAACATTATCAGTCGAGAGCCACACATTCGCGCCGCCCCAATTCGGATCTGCTATGCCTTGCGTACCCTCAGGTGTTTGAACGCTTGGCTGACTTGCTATCGCGGCACCAGCAGCAGTTGAGAACGGTGGAAGGAAAGTGGCACTTTCGCTAGCTGAACCGTCAGAGTCGGACCAGGCGAATTGCTGGCCCCAAATGTAGATCCCATAGCCTGTTGTACCGGTATAATTCGTCGTTTGGAAAGGGCTCTCGACGAAGACGGAGGCGTTAGGAGAACTGACAAGGGGACCGGCGGAATTGTTGGGCACCCCCGTACCAATAGTCAACAGATACCACGGTGAATTAGGGCTCACTTTGCTGATGCTAGCCGTAACGCCATTATCGGCTGTCGCATATGGCGTTGCAATCCCAAGATTGAAGTCCGCTCCCGCTGCGGCGGTCCCATAACCGATAGTTAGGCGAACTGCCGAGCGGGTTGTCCAGGGCTGTACGTAAATTGAAAATGTTAGGTTCGCCGCGGCATTGGCAGGAATTGTGACTGAAGGATCGCAAGTCTGCACAGCATAATGGTATCCGGTCGAACTGTTCTCGGCAAGAAAGTAAGCCGGCGCAATCCCGCCCGACGCGGCTATGAATATCGTAGCAATCCCGCCCGTATAGGTAGCGGGCGGCTCGAAAATGACGGGTGTGTTAACACGTGCGGGAACAATGTTCTGATTAACCTGGTTACCGGCACCAGCCGTCTGTATTGGATACTGGACCGCCGTGGCGGTGTGCCCAGGAAACTCCTCTGCCGTGACTGCCAAAAGACCGTTGTCATCTTCCGCAATCTCGATGATTCGAACGGTGGCATTATTTAGCCCGATTGCGAGATCCGTTATATTCAGCAGGTCCATCGGCTCAAGCAGACAATACTCGAATGAAAGCGTGAACCTATAATGGTTGCGGATATAAAGCCCGCGCTGCAAAATGAGTCGGGCTGCAACTTGCCCAACCTGGGGATCGCATATTTCGCTTGCGATGATGTCGGGGGCCACACGAAGCCCGTAGGTCTCAATCCCATTCTGATCCCAGACGTCGATTGGAGATGGGACGTAGGAATTCTCGGCCTGCCAGTATACCCATGGGTTAGGCGTCGTGATCGGCAGCCAAGAGCTAATGCGATATTGGATTTGCAACCGCTGCCAATTGTAATTCGAATATGGATCGATTCGCGTGACCTCAACCGGGTCTTTGCCATGCTGGTGAATGAAATCGCTGTCACTCGGTGCGTAGACCGGCATAACGTTCGGCGTGAAAACGACCCCGTTGCTCAAAAATTGATTCCTCGTCGGACCAACAACAGTATCGCCATAGGAGATAAATTTTAGCTTGCCCCCGGACCAAACGGCGGCGGTATTCGTAAGTGTCAACCACCGTTCGAGAATTGTGTTCGCCGATTCTTGATTGGTGAGCGCTGGAGACATGGCAAGATAAGAGGCGCGGCAATATCCTTGATAGGACGAATCACCAGTGTAAGCCGTGTGCATCCCAGATTGCGAGCCCGACGTGCTTACCGGCATTCCGCCCGGCGTCGCCGCGACCCCAAAGCTGCCCGTCGTCGAATTGACTATGTAGTAAATACTACCCGGTGACAGGCCCGTTGGAAGCATGCCGGTAGTGAAAAAGACAACGGGCGTGCCATTCGGAAACGCACTCGTTGGCCAGCTGACGACCGCCGGTGATCCGGTAGAAATCGTGACAACCGACGCGAACGAATTCGAAAACAGAGTCGTCGCATCAATGCTTGCCGGCGGAAACCCAACGCCATATTGGGGATTGATCAGAAAGTCTTGGATTATTTGAGCGGGGTCAGCGTCACCGCCATTAATCCCCGACGAATTGAACAGGACGCCAAAAACCTCCATCGAATATTGAGGGAGATTGGCAGACGACCCGAGGTAGAAATTGTAAGATGTTATATAGGCGATGCCATGATATGAAAGCGCTTGATCAGGATAATACGCGCTCAATATAGGCCAGGGAGTTTGGTCCTGTGTGCCGTTATAAACAGCCCAAATATCGGCGCCATAAAGATTGGTCGCATTGTGGCCCAGCCAGATCGAACCCAATCCGTAGATTGGCCCTTCGCAGAGACCCATTTCCCATGAGGTGTAGTACTGCCACGATTTTGCTTGCGCGCTACCACTGCCGCGGCCGCCCTTGCCGCCTCCATGTGAACCTTCCGGATAGCCATAATAGCCATAGAAGCCTCCAGTCCAAATGCAGTTAGGCGCTATCTTGTTGGCTCCCCAGACGATCGAGATCGGGACATTGTTTCCAGACGTTTGAATCTGCAATCCCGTGTATTAGGGAATATTGCCGCTGTTTTGATGCTGGCGAAGAAGGCCCATCTATTTCGCCCACCAGGAAAAGTACTTCGGGAGTCGGCGCCTGTCCGAAAGCATAGGATTGGTATGAATCTCTTCCTCAATGACCATCCGCGCCGGCTTATAGGCGTGGACAACCCTAAGGGGCTTGGTGCCGGTAACTATTCCGCCATGCGAGTGGCAGCGTCCAAATCGGAAAACAATCACATCGCCGGGCTGCGGGGCCAAGACCTCCCTTGCGCGCTCGAAGATAAACCCGAGATATTTTTCCTCTGACCGGTGCAGCATCCAGTCATCCGCATAGGGACGCGGATCGAACGGCTCGCAAAGCCCTGTATCAACGAACACGCGGACTAGTAACATGCCGCAATCAACACCTGCACCAATAATATCGCCTTGAGGATGATACGGAGTATTGAGCCATTTCCGCACCTCTGACACAACCAAGGAGCGCTGGCATAATTCGGGTCGATTCATTTATTTTCCAGCTTAAAGTGGTCCGGGAAACTGCTAACAATCGTTTTTGGGCTGGGTCTACCGGTCAAAGCGGTGTGGGAAAGGCAACGGTACAATATACCCTGTTTTAGGGCTTCTCCATGTTCAGGGGCACCATTGAATACATCCGCCGACCCGTCCCGTTTGGTTCTGTGCCGATCCATGGCCTCCTGAAATCATTGACGATGGTTCCGAGCTGCGCACAGCCCGCTCCGCCTAGCAAGCAAGCAACGGAAATACTCCTCCGCATATGGTAAAAACTCAAACAGGAGAATCGTTGTCATGGTCGAAGAAATATAGAGTATGGGAAGCATTTGATGTTTCCACATGAAAGAGAATATCGCCTTCTCGCTGCCCGCCCGAAGAGTGCCAGGAATTGGCCCCAATGCACCGAAGCAACGCATCCAATCGCCATTAGAGGTATAATCTCTAGGAAGCTATGCACCAACTGCTCGAGAGGCGATATTCTGCGGGCAGTGCAAGCATAGCTGACGTCTCACATAGCCGTTGCCTCGTGAATGACAAACATGCCAATCATCAAGGCAATGACTGCGGCGTTTATTTCTAAGAAGAGCGCTGCCAGGAGCGGGATTCCAACCTCGGCAAACATAATTATGTGAATCCACGATTCCTTGATACCGGATGTTGTTTCAATATTTGACGAGCGGTGACAAAGCCAATCCGCGAACCCGGCCGCGAACCACACCGGTATAACAAAGTACATGAGTATCAATACGTCTGGTTCAGACAACATGCCCAACTCCATTCAGAATAGCGTGAATGTAGGCTGCGGTACGAAGGGGAAGCCCCGAAAATTGGCCTGATTGTTGAATTTTGTGGTACAGGTCGCCAGTGAATGGTCGCAGCCCCAATAGGCTGTAAAGGCATCGCCCGGAGATGGCGTAGTGTAGAGCGGATAAGCAAGCACGACATTTACGCCAGGCATGACGCTCTTGATGTTGGCGCTTACGCCAGCATTCTCTCCGGTCGAAAACAGAATTGTACCCTGACTGAAATTTGCAGTTGCCCCCGGCCAGTTAATGATCACTTCGGTTGACCCAATGCCAACCGTGCCAGACGTCCCGAAGGCGCTTTTCACCAGCCCGCAACCGGAGTCAAAAAGGACATGCTGGCAAGCCGGCGAATAGACATTGCGCGGCATCTTCAAGTCGAGCAAAACCAAGTCCGAGTTGACCGTGATTTGCGCCGAGGTGCGCCCGATACTGTCAACGGTGCCGATCCGGCCTTTGAATAGGATGACACTGCCTATGGGGTTTTCCGTGTCATCGGCGGACCAGGAATTTAGGAATACGCGCTCGCGCTGTATCTCGCAGCCGTCAAATACGCCTTGGGCGAGAGCTTGAAGAAATGGCACGCCGTTAACGGTATCAGCTTGCTTAGCCGAGACCGTGATTTGCTGCTGATCGACTGCGAGCCCTATAGAACACTTGAACTTTAAGCCGCTAACCAATACCGAGCTGGCGAGATAGCGATAGCCATTGAGGGTGATTGCAACATCGGCGTCGGTATAAGTCAGAATTAGTCCGGTCCGTAGAGTGAACGTGTAGCAATCAGCTATAGTAGCTAGCGCGTCGGGCTCTCCACGTAGCGCATTGAGATGGCTTATCAAGGCTGCTGGCGCGGCTCTCATTACTATTCTCTCAAAAGAATACCGTTTAAATTTAGCAAGGCTGACGGGGTAGGTTCGTGATTAATATCCATGATACAGTAAACCCATTTTGCGTCCGATTACTGCATCGGCGTGAACCTACTTCAGGGCTCAGTGCCGTTGTTCGAAACACTGTTTCGCCGCAATTAGTTGTGCCTGTCAACACGGTGCGGCGAACAGTGATGCGGATTAGACGTTTCCGCGAGCGGCATGTGTAATGAATGGCAAGGATGGGCTACCGCTTGGCGTCAAACCCGGCCGTCGACGATTCGGGAAGACAGGCTCTTGCGCAGCAGGCCGCTCATGCCAGTCTACGCAGGTAAATTGAGACTCCACATACTTTTCCTGGACCAGCGGCCATGGTCAGCGCGGCTGCTAAGCGAAACCTATCACGGCTTAACGCTTCTGAACTTCAAGCTTTGAATCTGCCAGAGGCCCTTCATTATTTGCTCGAAGTCTTCTTGATCATCGGTGAACCGGCAATTGAAGGCGTAGGTTCCGTCCCATGCTATTGTCCCTCTTGGCGCAGGGGCGGACGCAAATGTAATGGTATTTGGCTCCGCGATAGTCCAGTTTGGACCAGCAAAAGTTGCATAAGGGCCAGGGGTTATCGTCGGGAGAAATGCGGCTGCCGCGTTTGCATAGGAGTACATAACGCTTGAGAAGTTGAGCCCCTGCCCAGCGGTCCCGGGGTAGGTCGTGGCTCCCAACTCGGTCAAGAAAAGGGTGGCTGACGGGGTAGTTGAGGCGGCAATCGCTACGGTGGCCGTGATCAGATACCATCCGTTTGCTGCAGGCGCGATCGTACCCGTGATTCCAGAAGATCCAGAGGCTGATATGGCGGCAAGATCATAACTGCAGAAGTGCTCTGCCGCGCCGTCAAAAAGACCCAGCACACACTGCGTTCGCTGTATCGCCTTGACATAACAGGTTACGGTGAATGGCCGGCCGGCATAAAGAATTGTCGTATCTGTTGCAGTGCAATAGTGTTGATTGTTCGTGCCGTCTTCTTGAAGCGTGTATTGAGGGATTGCCAGCCCGCTCACATAAGATTGAGACACGCCGGTGACCCATGAAACCGGTTCTTGCCCGTAGTCGACCGCCCTTTGCAAGGTGAATGATGTTAGCGTTCCGCCGCTGTTCTGAACCCCTGCAGATTGGGCGACAGCTGTATTGTCTGTTGTATCGACATAGAGGAAGGTTCCGTACTGGCCTTGGCATTGGATATAGAGCCCCATCAGTGCCTGCAGCGATTGCACACCCAATCCTGGGAACGTGCCATTCGAATCCATCCCTCCTATCGTTAGCTCAAATTCATAGAGGCCTTGCGTAAAATATGGCGAACGAATTTCCCGGCCCGACACATGCGAGGCAACACGGGTGGAGAATGTGGGCTTCTTATGGACTGACCAGCTCAGTCCCGGAAGCGATGGGAAATTAAATGGCATCGCAGGCACCGGAGGGTTATCAGGCAGGGGCGGAACAAGATATGGGCCTTTTCCTTCCAGCCAGTTGCCTGTCTGCCAATTCCCCGCGTCGCCCCGGACGCCGGAGAGCCGTGGAAAAGTAGGGAAAGGCCGCGCGTCCCAATTCCAGACTGAGCAAAAAGCAGGCTCGATCATGGGCATTCCAGCGCCCGAAGTCGCGTTATGACCGTCAATAAACCAATTTTCATAAATGGCTTGGAGAGCCAAAAGCTGCAGGTCTTGATCTTGCTTCGGTAAGAATCCAAAGCCGCCTTCGGATGGTTCCCAGATGGACCAATAGGCGGTTGCGCTTTCGGTAGATTTCGTATCGAAAAACACAGTCGGCTGGTTTGTTGATCTGCTTACGGCCGGGAATCCATACTCCGTAAATATTATCGGCTTCGATTGCGCTATCCATGGGGTATGTGTACCTTGAGGGATCAACCCGGTGCCAGCATCGTAAAGCGCGTAATGCAGATTGTTCAACCACCAGCGAAGTTGCTTTTGGGCGAGGATTTGCTGATTGGGAAAATAGGGGCTCCGGCTTTGCGTAAGGCGATCCCCTTGCGGCAAAGATATCGTGAGGTCAGAACCAAACGGATCTTTTCCTCTCCCCCCATTATTCGAGTTAAAATAAAACCAATTGAATCTTTCCCCGCCCTCAATGTTGGCTTTCAGGTAATCCTTGTTCTATAGCGTTGCTGTCCCGGTAAGCCCAAGTCCGCTCATCAGCGAAGGCGGCGGCTGCCATGAGGACGGGGCTGCCTTTGCCCAATTTTGGGCATCGAGGCCGCCGCTTATTCCGGTCGTCCAATCGGACAACGGCAAATAGTTATCGAAAGCGACAAAATCTATATTGGTATGGCTCCAGAGTTGATCGAGATGGGGCCACTGACCAGTGGAAGATGGCAGGCTTGAGACCGTGTGGCTGTAACCCATCCATGTAGACCGGTCGGCTGCGTACGAAATCAGGTTGTGATAATTCGTTATATCTTTGTGTAGCCCCGCTGTATCGAATATACTTCTTACGTCATCGGAGAGTTGGATGAGACCCGCGACGAAGGGATAATCCCATATCGCGTTTCCACTAGGATCGGTCGTTCCGGCAGTCGTCCTTGCAGGACCGCGAATGGACTCTAGCCCCCGAAGTTCGGATCCGATAAGGAATAGATCCACACCACCGGCTACAACACACAAATTTGCGTAGTGAAGGATCATCCTTCTCAAGGTGAAATCGGTTGGTGAGCCGGAATAGGCTACCGTCTTTTTTGTGAAATCCTGAGCAAAATCTGCGGGAACGGCCTCGCCTAAAAAGGACGAAACGGCGGTAGCGGCTGCAGTTGATACGTCCGGCGAATAGGTGATGCGCCCACGCCATGGCTTTCCCGGCGAGTCCATAAGAATGAACGGGTAAAAGACTACGCGCAGCCCGCGCGCCTTCAAATCAACGATGCATTCCACAATTGCCTGATCAGACGGTGTGCCTCCGTATGTGTAAGCGCCGCCGGAATCCTGAGAAATTGGTTTCAGATAATCAGTTGCCCCCTGGGATAGCGATGAACACTGCCAATTCTCGGAAATCCAAGTGGAGCCGTTCCATTTCGTAAATGTGCCGTCGATATAAGTCGTGGAGGGGTAGAGCTTGCATTGTGAAGCGTCGGTTGAACTCCCAAACCATGCACAGACGATCGCAACCGCCCCGCAAGATGGAAACTACCCTTGTAGCTGGTCGATTGAAATGGAATAATCGGTTTTGGCGGATGGCACCCCACTGTAGTAGAAGTTGATACCTGCCAGGAGAGACTCATGCGCGCGCTGACCTTGCCTTGCAGTCGTGCCGTAAGTGAACTCTCCAGTCGAGGGCAATAGGTTCACGCCGTTGACGTAATGATTCATTTTAAAATATTGTTTATGCCGCATTGGCGACGAACGCGCCAATGCCGCTACTGCCTCCGGCGGCGATAGCGTAGACGAGTCCAGACGCTGCGGTGAATGTTATATAATGTTTGGCTGCTCGGATATAGCAACCTGCCGGAGCCTAATGGCGTTGCCGTACTACCCAAGTATTCGTAAGCGAGAAAAAGGATTTGGTAACGGCCATGCTATTACCCCAACGTCCAACACTTATGAAACGGCTATGACGCAAATTTCGAAAGCCCGACATGCGCCCCCGTCCGCACGCTTTCGTTGATCGTCCGCATGATCGTACGCCCGTGGTCGGCAAAGAACTGCTGGACGCTTCGGGAGTCCAGCGCTGTCACATGGAAATTTGTCGCATGATGAACATGCACGCTCTGAGTCGTCGCGACACCCTGGGTCATCATATCCCGGAATTGCGCCGCCGGGCGTGAGGGAATAATCATCTCGCCCTCATGAACTTGCGCAATCATGTCTTTAGGCAAGTCCCAAGCACCGG